TTTGAAAGTGCGGCGCAAAGACGACAACAAGACCTTGCAAACCAAATGGGTATTGCAAACCTACAATCAGGTTTAGGTGGCAGAGCGCAAGACTTTAGTAGAGCACAGATATCTGGCCTTGGCACACTAGGTGCACAGCAACAAGCACAAACACAAGCAATACTAGATGCACAAAGACAGGCGGCAGCCATGGCAGTACAAGATCCAAGAGACAGGCTAGCTAGATTTGGTCAAGGTATAACAGGACTAACACCAGGAGCAGGGACAGTTCAAATAGCTCCAACTCAAGCTGAAGCAGCATCAGGTGCAAGTCCGTTAATGACAGCGTTAGGTTTAGGTCTAGCGGGTGCTGATATATATGGCAGAATATTTGGAGCTAAGAAATAATGTCAAGAATATTAAAAAGACCAATGTTTAAAAGAGGTGGACAGTCTAATGATGGTATCATGTCTAATGTTGTGGATAGAAAGCAGTATGCATTGGGTAGTATTGATGAAGAAAAATTAAGATCAGACGCTGCAGCTATAACAGGGGTGTTAGATAGATTTGCACCCATTCCTAAAACAAGATTGCCCTTAGGTGAGGTTGGTTTTGCTTTAGCTTCGGGGGCAGATCCAATAGATGCTTTAGGTTTAGGGTATAGTAAGTTTGTAAAAGCAGATGATGCAACACGAGCTGCTAGAGCCAAGAGAGCAGGAGCGGCTGTGTCTACGGCTTTGAGTTCACAGTTAAAAAAATCTAAAGACACAAGAACAGATATAGAAAAGAAATTAATAGCAGCTGGATTTATACCTGGAACTCCAGAATATGAAGCAGCTATGAAAACCTTATTGTTTAAAGATGTAGCACCAAAGGCAGGGTTTAGACCATTAACTCAAGAAGAAATTAATGAAATACCAGGTTTGGATAACAATAAAGCATATCAAGTAAATTTAGATCCGACTTCAAAAGATTTTAGAAGAATTTACACAATAGGTGGTGCGGATACAAACATAAATATGAATTTAGAAAAATTTAAAGATCAAAAAAAAGGTATTGTTCAATCAGGCACTGCAAGAGATAAAATAATTCAAGAAACTAGTTTTGTTACTAGACAATTAGGTAATCTTGATGATATTGAAAAATTACTTAAAGATGATCCATCATTAGCTGGCCTTGCAGGTTTTGCTAGAAGAACTGCAAATCAAATTATAACAGCTGCTAAAGATTTTAATTTTGATTTAACAGGTCCTATTAAAGCACTTGGTGCTCAAGATTTAGTGCTTGACACAGATATTGCAAAATTAAATGCTTTAGAAGACTTATTAGTTCCTGCGTATGCTAGAGTATTAAATCCAAATACAAGAATAACAAACCTAATGTTACAAGAAGCAAAAGCAGCCATTGGACTTACTGGTTTGACGGGTTCTGATGAAGTAAGAGCAAGAATTGCAGAAATTAAAAATCAATTTAACACATACATAAAAGATCAAAATGCTTTACTAGGAAAACAAATTATAGATCAAAATATAACAAAAAAATTTAAAATAGAAGTTGTTGACGGTAAACCTAGACTTGTGGAGCAATAATTATGGGTACAGTTATTATAGAAGGTTTAGGCGAGATTGAGATTCAAGGAAATACTCCTACAGCAGAGGAGGAGCAAGCTATTATAGAGGCTTTAGGTGCATCTACAGAAAACACTGATATATTACCTAGCGTAGAGAAGGTAGAAATTGAAGAACAAAGTGAAAAAGACTTACAAAAAACAGAGAAAATAACTCAAGAAATAACTCCTGGAATGATAGACCCTAACTTAAAAAAAGTTGGGGAGTTACAGGGTTTAGAGAAGCTATTTCTTGATAGACCTACTTTTGAAGCAGCAGGTGCAATATTTGGAGCAGTTCCTGGAACACCTCTTGGTCCTGCAGGGACTGTTGCTGCTGGAACAGCAGGCTCCATGTTTATGGGTCAATTGTATGATATAGTGCAAGGGTTTTTAACGGATGAGACAACTGGTTTTGGAACACAAGTGGAAAGAGCTACAAAAGATTTTCAAAGAGAACTTTTATTACAAAGTTTTTTTTCAAAAATACCTGGGTTAATTACAGGAGCTAGAAGACTTGTTTTTGGTAAAGGCGATGAATCTCTATACGCCTCTGCTAAAAAATTTGGTTATCCTTTAAGTTTAAGTGATACGGGTAACATATTTGCAAAGGGATATGGCCAAGTTATAGGTGTGTTTCCGTTTGTAGGGGGTCCAATAAAAAGAGCTGCCGCAAAAAAAGCAACTTTGTTAAATGAAAAAGCAAATAAAACATTAAACACGTTTGCACCAAATGTAACTCTTTTTAAATTAGGTGTGGACATGACAAAAGCATCTAAATCTACCTTTGATGATTTTAGAATTGTAAGTAGTTTTTTTTATGATGATTTTTATAATGCTGTAGATAAAGTAGGTAGAAAAACTCCAATTATATCTACTAAAAATTTTAAAAACTCTTTAGGAAATTTTACAAAATTAGTTGATGATGGAGTAATTACATTAAAAACAGGAGAAAAAGTAAAGAGTTTAAAAGCTGCGGATAAATTATATAATTTTGCAAAAAAATTTAAAAATTATCCAGACTATATAAGTGCTGCTCAACATAAATCTTTAATAGACGACTTAAAACTTTATATGGGACAAGCTCAACAAACTAACCCTGGAATTCTTAGGGTTTTAACTGGTTTTAAGTCTGCTTTAGAAACGGATTTAAGACTATTAACTAAAAAGTCTTATCAAGAAAATTTACTTAAAAATGTTTATCCTTTAGCTAAAGGTAAAAGACAAAAATTAAATCCTAACTTATTGTCCGATATCGCTAATAAATTAAAATTTGCAGATAAAGTTTATGCTAACGGTTTAGAAAACTCTATCATAACTAAAGCATTAAGAGATAAGGCTAAAACAGAGGGAATAAGACTAGTCCCTATTCCAGGTAAACAAACTTTTAAATCTCCGCCAGCTTCAGAATTTAAAAAAGTGGATAAAGGTATATTTAGTGCAGGATTTTTAAAACAAGGTTCTATTACTGCGGATGAATTAGCAGAAGAATTATTAAAAAGAAAAGCGAGTCCAGAAGTATTTAAAAATTTAAAATCTTTAATAGGAGAACAACAATTTAAAAAATTTGTTGGAGCAAAATTAGAAAGAGCCTACAGTGATTCACTGCTCAAAGCTGGAAAAGATCAAGTAGGCTTGATATTTGATCCTTATAAACTTGAACAAAATTTAGGTTTAACAACATCTCGTGGTCGAGAAATGTTAGAAATTATGTTGCAGTCTGCAAAAACTAAAAAAGATAACCCGTTGACTGTAGAAGCGTTAGAGGCTTTTCTTGATGTAGCTAAAAACCATGCAGGACTAAAGATTCCAGATGTTAGTTCTTTTATGGCTAGAAGATTTGTTTTAGGAGGACCTAAATCTGCAATAGGAGGAGCGGTGATGACTGTTGGAACAGGTGCGGAGCCAACGCTTGCTGTCCCAATTATTTTACTAGCACGAAGAACATCTAGTGTATTATCTAATCCAGAAATTCTTGATGACGTAATAAAAGTTTTAGATCCTAACACTCCTGCAAATCAAATAAAAATAACATCATTAAAACTAATAGACATGATGATTAGTGATAGTCAAACTAAACAAGAAAAAAACGATTTTATATTAATGAAAGAAAATATTGAATCAATACCTTTATCGGACATAAAAAAGGGAATAGATGCTACGATAAATTCAACAGAAGAGTTTTTAAAATTTAAAGAAGACACAGAAGAGGACACAGAGGAAACACAAAGTATTGAAGGTGACACGTCACAACTACCTATTAGAAGAGTGCCACCACTACAAACACAAGTTGTAAATCCTAACCTACTAGCTCAAGCACCAGTAGCTGGAGTCATGGATAATGGTCTAACGCCTTTAGAAAATGCTATACTTGATGATGAAGAAAAACTTATAAGACTTAGAGAAAGAGGACTAGCATAATGTCCAACGAAACTTTAAGATCACTAATAGTAACAGACCCTAGTTTACTAGATGAAAGCATAGACGTATCTGGTTTAAGAACACAAACAGATACTAATCCAAGATTACTTGCATCAATTGCAGACTTTCCGGGTATATCGTATGACCCCACAAGCTTTGATTATCTATCAGACTTAAATGAGTTGTTTGCTTATGGTTTACCTTTAGTAGACACACAAGCAGCAACACCACCTGCTACTGAAACACCAGACTCAGGCAGCGGGTCTCAAGTGACTGTGCCAGGAGGCGTAAACACTCTTGTAACACCTAGAAACACAGCAGAAGACCAAAGATTAATAGATGCAGGTATCGGGTTGCAAGGAGCGCCAGGTGATCCTGTTGTAGCACCAGGTGAGATACCTCGTACACAAGACTTTTTAGATGAATTTAATTTAAGACCTGTTACTGACGTAAGTAAAAGATTAGTGGATGAAGGTGTTGGACTTAGAATAGGAGAAGCAGGTCCTGTGTTTGCACCAGGTGAAATACCTGTTACACAGGCACAATTAGATGCAGAGAATAGAACACCCGGAAGTAATGTAATACCAAAAGATCCAAGTCAAATGTTACCACAAACAAGCGATAGTGTAATTCTTCCAAGACAAACTTCTTTACAGGATGAGCTGGGAATAAAAGGAGACATAGGTGTTGAGGGTGAAGATCCAGGTAGATTTACCGCCACTCCTCCTACTGGAGATGTGTTTGCAGCTGGAGACTTTACTGATGTTGCAGGAACCTTAGCTGATCCAAGAGAAAAATTAGATATTATAACAGCAGAAGATGCAGCTGATCCTGATGGCCTTTTAGCAAAATTAGGTATAACAGGTTTTAACGCTCAAGAGGCAGCTGTAAAAGCAGCTATTAACAAAGCAGTGGGTGGACCTGTAACCTTATTAATAGACGCTTTAAAAGAAATCGTACCACCACAAGACCCAAGACAAACAGCTTTGAATGAACTTTATCCAGATAGAACTAGTGCTGGCACTATCGCTTCAGGATTAATGAAAGGTTACAATCCTGTATCAGGTGGTTTTTTAAACACAATAACAGGTGGCAGAGTAGGAGAGCCTACAAAATTTGGATTAGAAGAAGCATATAACACTAGAATAGCTAATGTTAGAGAAACACTTTCAGAAAAATATGGTTTTACAAAGGAAGAATTAGATCAGATAGAAGCGGGCGTTATTACACCATCAATGAACGTAAAAGGTTATAGTAAGGAATTAGGTAAAACAACTAATAACATACAAAAATTAGCAGATTTAGCTGCAGGAAAAAAAGCAGAACAACTAGCTCTTCGTGGTGCAACAAGTTTAGTTACAGGGGATATAGATAAAGATCCAACGGGTGACGCTAGTATTGCAGAAACATTGGCAGCACGAGATAGATTAGGTTTAATTGATGATATAGGTGTCGAAGGTGAAGACGAAGATAGATTTATAGATAGTGTTGGTGGCGGAGTAGATCAAGGAGCTGTTGAGTTAGGTGAAATGGATACTACTGCACCTTTCTCAGATATAGACACAAGTATTGGAGAGTTTGTAACAGATCCAGTTTTTGATGATGATCAACTTACTTTTGTAGACACTACACCAGACGATACTATAACTCCATTAGAGGATGACTTTGAAACATTAGTAGACACAGAAAGAACAAAAAGACAAGAGGTAATTAAAAACAGAGATGATCGAATTGTTGAAGAGGTGGCAAATATTGCTGATAGACAACCTAATGTGGTAGAGCAAAAGAAAAATCAATTGGCTAACATATATGATAGACAAGTCGCAAGAGGTGAAAGAGAATCTACTCCAACAATCACATCAAAGACTAACAAAGCTAAAGCAGCAATAGGTATGCCACAAATGCTTGGTGATGTTGGTGGTGGTGATAAAGGTGGCGGCGGAGGCGGCGGCAAGATCGTCTGCACCATGATGAATGAGTCTTACGGCTTTGGATCTTTTAGAAATAAAATTTGGTTAAGACATTCAAAAAATTTAGCGCCAGAATATCAAATAGGATATCACAAAATATTCTTACCACTCGTAAAACTATCTAAGAAAAATATTGTTCTTAAAAAAGTATTAGAGCATATTGCAGTCCACAGAACCATAGACATTCGACAAGAATCAAGAGGCAAGATTCATGTATTAGGTAGAATTTACAGAAAAATATTAGAGCCAATCTGTTACTGGGTAGGTAAGAATGCCAAGAGATAACGCACTACAAAGAATAGAATCGCACGAGAAGCTTTGCAGAATAATGCAAAAGCAAACTTACGATCGCATGCAACAGCTACAGGGGCAGATAACTAGAATAGAGAGAATATTGCTTGTATCCATGGGGGCTGTTATGTCTGGTATGGGTGGTGTAATTGTGGTGTTATTACAGAAACTCTAGATCCAAGCTTTTAATTCTTCACCCATAACTTGACTTGCGATATTAACTTTTTTACGTAAAGCTTTCACAATTCTTTCATCAACCGTATCTTCACAAATAATATCAATGTATGTCATAGGTTTCTCTTGACCTATACGATCTATCCTAGCCTCTGATTGTTGTCTTTTCTCAAGATCGTAACCGTTAGAGTAATAGATCATGTTACTAGCTGCCGTAAGTGTAATACCGTAACCACCAGTTTGTGGTGTGCCTATAAAAAATCTACATGTATCATCTTCTTGAAATCTTTTTATGTTTTGTTGTCTGTCCTCTTGTGGTGTTAAACCATAGTAATCTACAAAACAATTTTCTCCAAAATTTTTAACGACTGCTTTTATAATTTGTCGGACATCGCTTTGCCAATGCGCCCATATTACAACCTTACCCTCTATTTCATTAAGAACATTTATTAATTCATCTAAACGATTACTTTTAATATCTTGTGTAGTGCCATCATCAGCTTTAAAATGACCACATGTAATTTGTTGTAATCGCATCAACTGTGTTAATGCATTTGCGGTTGTCGTCATCTTGCCATTCATGATAGCGAGTGCCTCTTTTTTCATTTGTTCGTACACTTTAAACTGATCTGGTGTGAGTTGAACAATACGTTTCATAAAAGTTTTTTTAGGTAAATCTAAACAATCGTCTTTTAATACTCGGTCAGAAAAGGGTTTTAATTTATCAGATAGTTCACCTAAATTTTTATAGCCGACAGGTATCTCAACAGACCTACCACCAAAATTTATTTTTCTCATGACTGCGTATCTAGTTCTAAACGAATAAAAAGATTGATGATCTAGTAACCATGGATCTAGAAACTCACATTGTTTGTACAAATCTAGGGGTGATTTAGTGACTGGTGAGCCTGTTAATATTCTTTTGTATTGTGCATATTTTCCTAACGCCACTATGTTTTTAGTTCTTTTAGCTGTTGGATTTTTTATAGTTGTAGACTCATCTATAGCCATCATAGTTCTGTGTGAGTTTAAAAATCTAGCTGCAAAGTCCACACCTTTTTTGGTTGATAAAGACTCAACATTCATAATTAATATATGTAAATCTGTATCTGTTTTAAATAAAGTATCTAAATATTTTTGTTGTTGTTTTGTAATATTAGCCTGCCACAGCACCATGTTTTTTTCTATATGATCTGGTAGATGTGTAGGTATTTCAGAACTATACCAGTTTTTGTATACACCTTTTGGTGCCACAATTAAGACACCATTTATCTTACCTTTGTCATAAAGCATGGCAGTATTATCTATTAATACCTTTGATTTACCTGTACCCATCTCCATAAAATAAGCAAAACATTTCTTATCCCATGACATTTCTAATGCCCTAAGTTGATGTTTATATGGCGGTGTTTTAAATTTATAATTCATAATTTTTCTCCTGTATGGCTTGACATATAATCTATGATGAATTATATGTCAACACATGAAAGAAAGTATAGTATACATAATACAGGAAGTACCAGGAACCAGAGAAGGCAACCCTAGAATAAATATTATGGGTGCAGCTAAATATGGTCAGTTTAAATTTTTACTACCTGAGTCTTCTCAAATAATTTTTTCTCCTGGGCCATTAGTTTTTAAACTAAGATCTTTGTTAAAAAATTATACTGAAAATGATTATCTTCTTCTTACAGGTGATCCTGCGATAATTGGTGTTGCATGTTCTATAGTTTCTGACATAACAAATGGTAAATATAATTTACTAAAGTGGGATAAACAAGAAAGAACTTATTATCCTATAACAATTAACTTATACGAGAAAGGTAATACAGATGAGTAACTTACAAAAGATGTTCATAGAGGATGCACCTCAACAAGTGAACGATTTAAAAAATCCAGACTCTTTGTCTAATCATGTTATTGATTTACAAAGATTAGAGGATGAAATTAAAAAAGATGAAGAAAGGTTGTCTGCTAAAAAGGCAGAGGCAGATAAACTATCTCAACAAGTAATACCAGAAATAATGGAGTCTATGAACTTGAAAACTATGAAATTAAAAGATGGCTCTGCTATTGAGGTAAAAGAAATTTTTAGCGCCACTATTCCTGTAGCGAAAAAAGAGGGCGCATTTAACTGGCTTCGAAAAAACGGTCATGGTGATTTGATTAAAAATGAAATCATAGTTTCCTTTGGTCGTAACGAAGATAACAAGGCGCGTGAATACGCTAACCTTGCCGAGAGTAATGGGTACCAACCTGAGCAAAAACTTAAGGTGGAGCCCATGACTCTCAAAGCGTTGTACAGAGAGCAGGTCGAAAAAAATCTAGATCTACCCTCTGAACATTTTAACTTGTTTAAAGGAAACAAAACAAAAATAACGAGGAGCAAATAAATATGACACAAGAAACAAGAGACGTTGTGAAAAAGCAAAGTGGTCAAGTAGCGACTTTGGACTTTGTTAAAGACTCAGGCATGGGGCTTGAGAATATAGACAAAGAAGATTTGGCGCTACCTTTTTTGAAGCTGTTACAATCAGGTTCATATGAGACTAAAAAGAAACATGCGAAATATGTGGATGGCGCAGAGCCTGGTATGTTTTATAATACAGTTACAAAGAAACTGTATGATGGTGAAAAAGGTATAGAAGTTGTACCTGTTTACTACAAGATGACATACCCTGAGTGGGCACCTTTTGAAAAAGCAGAGGGTAGACCTATTCATCCAGATAGAGGGCCAGAGATCATGTCACAAACAAAGCAAAATGATAGAAACAAAGATATGTTAGAAAATGGTAATGAAATTATCAAAACTGCTAACCACTTTGTAATCATTTTAGGTGATAAGCCAGAAAAAGCTTTGATGACTATGAAGACTACTCAGTTAAAAACTAGTAGGCAATGGAACTCCCTGATAGAAAACGAGTTTGAAAACGATCCGTCTACTGGAAAGTCGGTGCCTGCACCAAGATTTTCTAGGATTTATAGATTAAACTCAGTTGAAAACTCAGGAAGTTTCTCTTGGCATGGATATAGCGTAAATCTATTAAGAAAGGTAGATAACGCACCACTCTATCAAATGGCTAGAGAGTTCTATAGTTCATTAAAAAAGAGCCAACTTAACGCTGAGAGTTCTTCACAGGACTCTAACTACTAATTCTTTCTTAAGAGAAAGATAGGGGTGACAAAGGGAGACTGGAGTCACCCCACCCGGGATCTTATGGTTGATGATTTTATAGAACTGTTTACAGGATACCAAGGTGATTTTGGTATAGCGGACATGTCATCGGCACAGTTAGATGAAGAGAAAAACAAACTTAAACCTAACTACGAGTGGGCAGGTCGACCAATCACACAAGGTGACTACAAAGATCACATACAAGGTAAGATATCCATAGGTATACAACCATGCAGACTAGATAAAACAGCAAGCTTTGGCTGCATAGATATTGATCCAAAAAATTATTCTACATTTAAAATAGAAAACTATTTAGCATTATTTCAACAGTACAAACTACCTTTGATACCGTTGTTATCAAAGAGCGGTGGATTACATTGTTATTTATTTTTAAAAGAACCAATACCAGCGATAGATTTAATATCAGCACTAAAATCTTTTCTACTACCTCTTGGGCTAGATCCCACGACAGAGGTTTTTCCTAAACAGAAAGAACTAAAGGAAGATGACAAAGGCGACACAAAACCAGGCAACTTTATAAACCTACCCTACTACAACAACGGACACACACATCGATACGCTGTAGACAAAGACAACAATAAACTAGATCTACAAAAATTTATAGAGTTTGCTAATCAAAATAAAATAGGCAAAGATGATTTAGAAAAATTAGTAACAGAGACATACAAGAATATATTAGTTGGAACTAGTGAGGAGTTTGAAGATGGTCCACCATGTTTAGCGTTATGTTCAAAAAGAAAGTTAGACGATGGTAGAGATAGGTTCATGTACAATTACATGGTCTTTGCTAAAAAGAAATACAAAGACAAATGGCCAGATCATGTTGCAAAAGCAAACTATAATTATTTAGAAGACCCATGGGATAAAGCTAAGTTAGATACTAAGCTAACTGCATGGAAGAAAGATACAGCAGGTCAC